ATGAGAATAAACAATAAAAAACAATTACCTAAAGAATTTAGTCTCAGTAAGTATGACTCATTATGTGAGATGAGTGATAAGGATTTATTTAGGCAATTATATTGGCGTAGTGATGACTTGAATGTTATTTCTAAGGAATGCTCAACTTATGGGCTGGAGTTTGGGGCGAGCTATCCTGTAAATGATAACTTTGGAGATCCATTTAAAATAAATAATAATATAAAAGAAAGGAGCCAAAGAAATAATTCTGATAGTAAACTAAGATTAAGTTATGGTGATGGCATAAGACCTATTAGCAGATTCGATTTAGCTTCATTAACAGATGAAAAATCTATAAGTGGAGTATTTGAAGGAAAGGATATATTAATTTCATATTCAGATGCAGGTAAGTTATTAGAGGATAATAGTGATTTATTTTGGAATGCAATGTTAGAGCCAATTAGTTTGTTATCCGGAGCATATAAAGGTATGGTTTTAGCATCTATTGACCTTAATGATCCTGATGAGCTTTTGCTTGATGATTTTAACTCTTTGATTAAGGAATGGCGAAAAGAGTTGAAAATAAAAGAACCAGATTTATTAAGTGGTAAGTGGGAGTTTATAAGGAAACGAATATTGGATTATAAAATAATCCCATTAATAGACTTGATGTCTTGGGCTAAATCCAATAATTATTCTATTACGTATGAAGTTTATGCTGTATCTCTTTTTCCTGATGGTGAGAAGGGGTCCTTGGCTATTCCTCAGACAATTTTACCATTCTTAGAAAAAATATTATCTATAAATTCTTTGGAAAAATACAAAAGAGAAATTATGAGCAATAATTTGATATGATATTTTTATTAAAAATAATAATATATTATTGATATTGTTATAATCTTATTTGTATTGAAAATACCCTCACGGAAACACAAATACAGTGAGGGTTACATGCAAAATCAATTTTTAACACCAACACCAGAAGCACGTCGTTCTATTCTTGCTGAATACGGTGAACCATTTGATCGCCTTATTCGCGAGGATGATCGTCGTCGCATCACGTCAATATCACGCACCACAGCCTATACACTCGAAAAAGCAAACAAATTCCCTGCAAGAAAGCCATTAGGCCGCAACTCCTGTGCGTGGCTTCTGAGTGACTTGCTTCTATGGGTTCGTAATCCGCCATTGGTGGAAAATGTAAATAACCCATACAACCGTAAGCAAAAAGAAATCACAGATCAGGAATAAATAAAATGAAAAACAAAAATATGACCATTACCGGTCAGGGATTTGCTCACCCTGAAATCAGTAAAAATGATATTTCAATTATCCGTTTTGATGGCGTTCAGGTTCGGATCATCAACATAAATAATGAGCCGTGGTTTGTTGCCACAGACCTTTGTGGCGCATTAGAGCAAAGTAATACAGCAAAGGCTGTAAAGAATCTCGATGAAGAGGAAAAGATGACTGTAACTTTAAGTTATAGTCATAATCTCTCTCGCGGAGGAGCCAGAAAATTAATCATTATTTCAGAATCAGGCTTCTACAAACTTATTACCCGCAGCCGTAAAGCTGCTACCAGCGGGACATTAGCGCACCGTTTCAGTAACTGGGTATTCCGTGATGTTATCCCATCCATCCGTAAAACCGGTTCTTATGGTGTCCCGTTCGGGCTGCTGAATGACTATACCCTGCGCAGCAATGAGTATCTGAAAATTTCGTCACAGCGTGGCCGGGATCTGCAATCCTGCAAAGCAGAGAAAACCAGCTTAGAGATTGAGGAAAAGCAACTCTGGGATAAGTATCAGCCTCAGCTGCCAGCTATGGCAGGGGAGGAACCACAGTGATCGGTATCACAAAATTTAACTGCGCCATTGGCGGGGTTAAAAAACATACAAAAATTACCGGGCACAATCGGCGATTTGAAAGACCTCGAACCCAAACGCCAGATCTGGCGTGGCGTTTTGCTGGTGGGGAATACCGTTGCTCATATCTGAGCATCGAGTCGCAGATCTGCAACTCGCCAGGCAATCAATCAGCCAAAATTTCGGCTGCTCACTCAGCAAAGTTATTTGCTCAGTCATCGGCTAAAATTTCAGCCGATCAATCAGGGCAATATTTCGCTGGTTTCAAATATGAAACTCTGAGCTATCCAAATCCGGATATCCCAAATCGTGGGGAGATTACACTATTTGCTAAAGGTGATTTTTCTCACCTTTCTAATGTCGGGAATTCCCGTCATTTATCACGCATTGAATATTTATTGGGAGGTACTGCGCGGTGCATTGTTGAGTTTTCACAGTCTATAAAAAAAGGCAGCACTGCGAATGCTACCTCTTTGAACTGCATTTTTCTGAGATACCTAATAAATCAGAGTGGTCATCATAGCGTAAACCGGCACCGGCGGAAAGTTCAGCTTTCGGATGATTTAGTTTTGCGTCTCTCAGATTTAAGTTTCTTCTCACAAGCATCAATCACCCATGATGAAAAATTTGAGCTTTCACGTTCAACGCTTGAGTCAATTTCTTCAAGTAATTCATGTGGGAAGCGAATGTTTTTTAATTGTGATTTCTTGTTTATGTTCCCTGTAGACATGAGCTTATGTTCCGTTTATTTGGATTGTGTATACACACTTTATAATAAAAAACTGAAAATAAAAAGCCTTGACTTGTATACACACTATAATTTAATGTGTCTACACACCTTGTTTTGTTTAGGTGCTAAATATAGCAACGCCCCGAAGTGCGCTAACACTATCGAGGCGTTTAACCACAATGTTAATCGAGGTAACAGTATGGCTATGTATAAGTCTACCCAAACTCACCCCAAATTCACATGGCGTTTTGCTGAATGTCAGGAAAATAAAGCCACCTATCACACAGCCACAGCATACACAGAGGATGAGGCACGCTCTCAGCTTCCGGATCTTCCGCTGGTATTCACTGCCAGAATCCGGCGGGAGGTGAGCTATGCGTAATCAACAGATGAATCATTACCAGACACAAGGTGATTTGCTGGCACTGACTGCAGTCACCGGCGATTTACTGAACCTGATGAAAGAAATCGCCTGTAACGGTTCACCGGAACTCAGCCGGTTTATTCCGACATTGGCAATACTGGCAGCAGAGCACTGCGACAAACTCATGCGGGATATTGAATCCGGATATCTTGCTGCCGGTCTGGAGGGAAAAAATCATGGCTGATATTTATGATGCAGTGGTCCGCCACGATATGAACCTGCTGAGTACCGAGGCGCTGAAAAATATAATACGGGATTCAGATGAAGCCTGTGCCGGTCTTGCCCTAGCTATGAAAGCAGTCGGTCAGTTGGCATTCCATTCACTGAACAGTGAGGAATATACCGACCGGCAGGCACGGGAGCACCTCAGCGGGTTAAGTGACCTGATGATGTACCTGCCGCGGATAGTGAGCGGTATACAGCAGAATTTACTAACAGCACAGTTTGAAATCAGCCGTCGCGGGGTGCAGTCATGATCAGCAAATTACAGTTTAACCAACTGGCGGAACAGGTACGGCTGTATGAAACCCGCCTGACAGAGCTGGAGCAGGTGATTACCACCATGCAGCGTAAGCACTCGATTCCGGAGGGAATGTCTCCACTCACCACGCTGGCGGCTGAAATGGGGCTATCCACCAGCAAAGCGGAACTGCTGGCACGTAATTGTGGTGTGCTGGTGGTGCGTCAGGGAAATCAGCTTATTGTGAATGAATCCAGATACAGGGAAGCAGCCACCATCGTTATCAAAGGGTCAAAACGGAAGATCGGGAGTAAATACTGGTATCACCCACTGATCGGTAAATTCATTATGACAGGGAGAGCGCCAAAATGAGTTTAGCCGGAAAAAAGAAACTTCCCGAGTGGTCAGATTCCCTGTTTGCGTCAGTGTATTTATGGATAAAGCGGGGAACGCCACCACAAAAAGCGGATTCTGATGCGTCAATTTTGCGGTACCCGGCAGATAGCCGGTTAAATGCCCTGGCTATCCGTATGCGGTCGCTGGTGATGGAGAACGAGATAACCCCTGACTGGTTTACAGAACAAGGCTATCACTCAGCCTCAAATCAGGATAAAGCCGCAGAAAAGCGGAAAACAGTGGTTCTGGAATATATCAGCATTGATGAACTCAACACGGTTTTATCGGATTCTGCCAGAGCGGATTATCTGTGGCCGCACGAACCTGAGCCGGGAAAATCAGTTATTGATGTAAACCGTCTGGGTGACGGCAGCCGGATCACTACTGACGATATCAGTTTGTTGGACGAGGTCAGTAAGATTTACACGCACGTTTATGCTTTTGGTGATCACCATGTGGTCAGTATGCGCCCGAACCCGGTAACAGGGGAAACTCACTGCTTCCAGACGCTGAATTCATTCCGGAATAACTTTCTTGATCAGGGGCGTGTTGCCGGGCGACGGTTGGGTGAAGCATGGTTAAGCTGGCCGGGGCATACCAAACAGATTGGTGGTGTCGGTTTTTACCCTAATCCTGAGAACTGCCCCCGCGAAGTGTATAACCTGTTTACCGGACTGAGTGTTGAACCGGTTGCCGGTGATGTTACGCCATACCTTGAACACCTGGAGAAAGTGATTTGTGCCGGTGACAGTGAAACCTATCTCTATCTCATTGGCTGGCTGGCGCATGTATTCCAGAGACCGGAAGAAAAGCCCTCTGTGGCGATTGTGATGAAATCCATAGAGGGAACCGGTAAAGGGTCAATGGTTCGTCCGCTGCTGGAAATACTGGGAATGTATGCAATTCAGGTTAACGGGTCAGGGCAGATTGCCGGGCGGTTTAACAGCACTATCGCTAATAAGCTGTTTGTCTTTGTTGACGAGGCGGATTTAACCGATGGGCGGAGTGCGGATCGCCTGAAAGCGATTATCAGTGAGGATACCGTTAACCTTGAGCGCAAAGGTAAAGATCCGGAAATTATGCCGAACTATGCCCGCTTTATTTTCGCCAGTAACCGGGATCGGGTGATTAATGCCGGGTTGCGGGAACGCCGGTATCTGGTTTTAGAGCCGGATGCGATATACGCACAGAATAAGGGGTATTTTGACCGCTTACACCACTGGATCAGTGACAACGGCGCACAAAAGCTGTTGGCGTGGTTATTGTCGCATGACCTGAGCCACTTCGATCCGAGACGGGCACCGGTAACAGCGGCGCTGGTGGAGGAAAAATTAGCCAGTATGCCGGCGGTCTACCAGTTTATTTATAGTGAGCTGTGGAGCCGCCAGCCGTTTAAGTTGCAATCCCGTGTTAATGCTACTGAGCTGGTGGAGATGCTCATCAGCTGGAGTGAATCGAACGGAGAGACAATAAAGCCCCCTGCGGCTCGTTCAGCTGCCGGACGAATAATGAAAGCAATGGGTATTCAGGTAATGGGGCGCTCAGACAGAGGGGACGGACGTTATTACGATTTGCCGGATATCAGTGAAATGAAACAGGCGTTTGCCGCCATACTGGGGGAGAAAACGGAAAAGTTGTTTACATAACACATGCACGGGGAAATTGCTGTACCACCTGTACCGGTATCACTTAAACACTGATGGATACAGGCTTTAATGGTGGTATAGCAAACGGTACAGGTAATATATTTGCTATACCACTTATACCAAAAACGGTACAGGTGGTACAGGTCAGTAATTAACCAAACCAGAGGCTAACCCGTCTGTAAGCCTTGGTATATGCCACTTTGGGTGAAGCGGTACAGGTGGGACAGCAAGAAACGCAAATTCACTAATAAAATGTTACAAGGTCAAAAATCAATCAAGGAGACTATATGCCGATTACACCAGAAGATATCTGTGAGTTTAATACAGAGAAGGGAATACCGGATGGCATTGAGCTACTGAATACCCAGGAATATCGGGAAATTGTTAACGGCGAGGCGTATTTTTATGAAGACCCGCACGGCTTTCTGATGCACACATTGTCACATCAGGTTATTGCGAAAAATACCGAGCAACTGGATGTGATTATTGAGCAGCTTCAGGAAATTAGGATGAAAATGAGTAACCCGCCTAAATGGCTGAGTGAGAAATAATAAAATATAGCCGAGTGTATAACTCGGCTGTTCAATTAAAATTAAAGTAATCCAATCAATCCTGTTACACCAGCACCGATGACGCTTGCGACAGTTTTATTTTCTAATAACTTAATCAAAAATCCCTTTGCCTCTACATCATCAGATTTTGCAATTTTTTCAACCAGTTCTCGAATATTTATATTTGTAATTTGTGAATTATTATTTCCAACCTGTACTTGGTGTCCGGAGATATTACCAATATTGACAATCGAACTAATATCTTTATTTTTGTGTTCACTTGCAGTCATATTTTCAATTTGTAAAGTTAATATGTGTGGGTGTTGAGTTCCTACATGTAAGGATCCATCAGCAAGAAAAGAAGCATCTAGTACTTTTAATTCAATAAATCTTTTACCTGATTTCTGTGTTATTACATCACCTATCCCAATATCTGGTTCATCAGTATATGGGATTTTGACAGTGTTTTTATTTCTACTACCCTTGTATTCTACACCATCAATAGTAATTAGTTCTGGGTATGCAAGTTCATCAAAATTCATATTATCCCCTACGTTAAAATTAATATCATCATGGTATCTGTCTGGATATTAGCACAAAGAATTGTAAATTAGTTGCACTGGTGTTTTTACGTGCTTAAAGTAATAAATAAAAATGTTTTTATTATTGTTTTCATGGATATAGTGATAAGTGGCACTCAGACGTGAGCCGCCACCTGACCGTTTAACCAAGCCCTCACACATGCTTCTCCGGTTAAACGGTCGTACCCCTTCCCGAGCTGGTTTCACGTCTTAACATTTTATTGTTTACGGAAACCACTATGAAAAAACTCCTTGAATTACGTCAGCAAAAAGCCGCATTAACTGAACAGATGCGTTCCCTGCTGAATAAAGCCGAAACCGAAAGCCGTTCCCTGACCACTGATGAAGCAAAAAACTTTGATGAATTGCGTAATCAGTCGGGATCCCTCAATGCCGAAATCGCCCGTTACGAAGTCCTGGCTGATGATGAACGCTCTCTGCCTGGTAAACCTGCGGGAGACGACAAAAAGCCCGGTAACGATGAGTTACGCAGTTACATCCTGACCGGTGAAACCCGTGCATTATCCACAGGGGTTCCGGCTGATGGTGGCTTTACCGTTATTCCTGAACTGGATAAGCAGATTATGCAGCAACTGACGGATGAATCTGTTATGCGCCAGATCTGTACGGTAAAAACTATCCACAGCAACGAATTTAAGCAGCTTGTGTCTGTTGGTGGTGCTGTGGTGAGCCACGGTGAAGAGGGGCAGGGTCGTACCGAGACCGGCACCCCGAAACTGGAAGAAGTCAGTATTAAGCTGTATCCGATCTATGCCTATCCGAAAACCACACAGGAAATTATTGATTTCAGTGATGTGGATATCCTGAGCTGGCTGGCGACCGAAATCGGGGATACGTTCACGGATACCGAAGAAACGGATCTGGTGAAAGGTGACGGTACCAAAAAATCCAAAGGGTTCCTGACTTACAGCCGTGTCGCCAAAGGTGATAAAGAGCGTGAATTTGGTGTACTGGAAAAACTGGAAGTCGCCGCCATTGAAGCGGACAGCCTGATTGACCTGAAATTTAAACTGCGTGCGAAATACCGCAAAAATGCCGTCTGGGTGATGAACTCCAATACGGCGGCCAAAGTGCAGAAACTTAAAAATGGCAACGGTGATTATATCTGGCGCGAACGTTTACAGGCAGGTGATCCGGATACGCTGCTGGGTCTGCCGGTATTTTACCTCGAAAACATGGCTGATGATGTGATTGCGCTGGGTGACTTTAAGCGTGGTTATTTCATTGTTGACCATGAAACCGGGACCCGTACCCGTCCTGACAATATTACCGAGCCGGGTTTCATCAAGATCCACACCGATAAATATTTAGGTGGCGGGCTGGTGGATTCCAACGCGATCAAAGTGCTGGAAGTTAAAGCCGCCGGTAAATAACGGAACCGGGGCGTTCCTGCTGTATCAGGTACGCCCTTTTCTGTCAGGAGTCATTGCATGAACAATACCGATTTAGAGATCCGCACCGCCACCCTGTCAGCCAGTGATAAAAAGCTGGTGGGTTATGTGATCAAATGGAACTGCCGGTCCCATGTTCTGTGGGATGAATTTACTGAGCAGTTTGCCCCGGGGGCATTCAGTGCCAGCCTGAAATCCGGAAGTGATGTCCGGGCACTTTATGAACACGACCACACCAATTTGTTGGGGCGCACTACATCAGGCTCGTTACAGCTTACTGAGGATGCCACCGGACTGCGTTTTGAGTTAACCCCGCCGGATACACAACTGGGTCGTGATGTGCTGGCACTGGTTGAACGCGGCGATATCGACGGCATGAGCTTTGGTTTCCGTGCCATCAAAGATCAGTGGGATGCCGCTCAGGAGCCGTATGCCCGAACGGTGCTTGAAGCTGAACTGCGTGAAATTACCGTGACCAGTATTCCCGCCTATCCGGACAGCGGTGTTGAGATAGCGAAACGCTCTCTTAATCTGGCAAGCATGCCTGCCTGTGGTCTGCGTGATCGCTGGCTGCAACTGTCAGAGGTGGAATAATGTGGCCGTTTAAGCGCAAATCTTCCGAAACCCGCAGTATGACCATTGATGAGTTGCTTTCTCTGGCGGGTATCCCCAATACCAAATCCGGCGAATACGTATCGCCGTCTGTTGCCGAGGGACTGCCGGCGGTGATGAATGCCGTGACGGTTATCAGTGAGGCAGTGGCATCCATGCCGTGCTACCTCTACCGCGCTCACAATGACAACGGGCGGGAATCGCGTGAATGGTTAAATGATCACCCCGTTGATTACCTGCTCAATGAAACCCCGAATGACTGCCAGACAGCGTTCCAGTTTAAACGCACACTGATGCGTCATTGTTTGCTGAACGGGAATGCCTATGCGGTGATCCGTTGGGGAAAAGACGGGCAACCGGAATCACTGCACCCGTACCCGCCTGCCGCCGTTGTACTGAACCGCCTGGGCGATCACCGTTACAGCTATACCGTCACTGAGCCGTACAGCGGCAAAGCCCGGACATATCTTCAGGAAGAAATCCTGCATTTACGGTACGTAACTGATGATGGTTATCTGGGGCGTTCTCCGGTCACTATCTGCCGTGAAACGCTGGGATTAGGACTGGCACAGCAGCGGCACGGAGCCAGTATCATGAAAGACGGCATGATGGCTGCGGGTGTGATTAAGTCAGCGGAATGGCTGGACGGCGTAAAAGGACAGAAAGCACTCGAAGCCCTGGATCGGTACAAAGGGGCACGAAATGCCGGTAAAACCCCGATCCTTGAGGGCGGCATGTCTTACGAGCAGTTAGGCATGAGTAATCAGGATGCGGAGTGGCTGGCCTCCCGCCGGTTCACCATTGAAGATATCGCCCGGATGTTCAATATCAGTCCTATCTTTTTGCAGGAATACTCCAACAGTACCTACAGTAATTTCAGTGAGGCATCCCGCGCGCTGCTCACCATTACCATGCGTCCGTGGCTGGCGAACTTTGAGCAGCAAATCAAAGCAGCATTGTTACTGGCTTCCCCGGTCCCGGGTGTCCGTTACCAGGTGGAATTTGATACCTCTGATCTGCTCCGTGCCAACCCGAGCGAACGCTTCCGCAGTTACGAAACCGCCATTAAATCCGGTGTGATGTGCCCGAATGAAGCCCGCGAGCGTGAGGGGCTGCCACCGCGTGAGGGTGGTGATGAATTCAGCCAGGCATGGAAACAGACAGTAGAAGTGAAAAAAGGCTCCGATGAGGTGAAAGATGACTAAACCTGAAATCAGTCTGGATGATATCAAACTGCACTGCCGTATTGATGGTGACTATGAAGATCCCCTGTTAATCGTCTACGCAGATGCCGCATTGGAAGTCTGCCAGCAGCATATCGGTAAGCGGTTTGATGACAGCCTGGAGTTTACCCCAGCAATTAAAGTCGGCTGCCTGATGTATATCAGCCTGCTGTATGAAAACCGGGAGATGGTGGGCAGTGACGGGCTGAAAGAAGTTCCGCTGGCTGTCCGGTCACTCTGGTCTGTCTACCGTGATCCGGGCGTGTATTAAATGGCAATGCAACCTCTCAGACGCTGTACCTATCCGGGCTGCCGACAGCGTGTGAAGTCAGACCGGTGTGATGAACACCGCAGGGAAGCCAGACGGGAGCAGGACAGCAGACGCGGCTCACGGCGTGAACGGGGATACACCCATACATGGGATAAGTACCGGCTGATATACCTGAGAGCGAATCCCCTGTGTGTACATTGTTTCGGGCGCGGCACCTACACACCGGCAACAGTGGTTGACCATATCATTCCTATTAACGGCGGCAGTGATGTGCTGTTCTGGCCTGAGTTTAATCACCAGGCTCTGTGTCATACCTGCCATAACATGAAAACATTCGGTACCGATCCTGTCACCAAGCAACGCCGCAGCCGTGGTGAGTATCAGGGGCTGGAAAGTAAAGCAGAACAATACAGAACCGGAGAGTGACGGCAATGGATGAAAAAGAAATAAATCAGATGGTTAAGGGGCTGCTTAAACACAGTGAACCGTACAGACAGCGGCAATGGAAACGCGCTGTACAGCCCGCAGCAGCACGCACATCACAGCGTGAAAGGGATATAAGCGAGTGTTTCCGCAATCGCTGATGCCCCGCACAGGGGGGTGGGGGTCTCTGAAATGACAACCGCCCCCCGAAGCGTCACCGCCGCCTTCCTCAGATTTTTACGCGCGGTAATTTTTTTGAAAATAATTCAGCAGGAAATATAGCAACTTATGGCAAGACCACCGAAACCCCCGGCATATCTCAACCTGATAGCTGCGGATCAATGGAAAGCAAAAGCCCGGATTTTAAAAGACCGGGACGATGTGACTCCGGTCGACTGGAATAATCTGGAGCTGTACTGTGTAAATTATGCAATGTACCGCAAAGCCGTGGAGGATCTGGATAATCGCGGGTTCAGCATTATCAACAGTCAGGGCAGTGAAAGCCGCAATCCGTCACTGAGTGCCAAGTCGGATGCGGAAAAAATTATGATAAAAATGTCGTCACTGCTGGGATTTGATCCGGTCTCACGGCGTAAACATCCGGTGGAAACGGATGAAGAAGACGAGCTGGATCGTTTATGAATGCCTGGGAACAGTATGCTGAGAGTGTGAAAACAGGTGAAATTACCGCCTGTAGCCGACTGAAACAGGCCGTTGAACGGTATTATTCAGACCTTAATAACCCGCTTTACCTCTTCGATACAGCCGTTGTGGCGCGTTTTATCGGGTTCTCCCGTGTCTGTCCGCATGTTAAGGGGCATCTGCGGGGTAAGCCGATAGAGCTTGAGCCGTGGCAGCAATTCGCCTTTGCTAATCTTCTGGGCTTTAAAGTCAGGGCAACCGGTCGCCGGAAATACCGCGGTGCTTATATTCAGGTGCCCCGGAAAAATGCCAAATCGACCGTGGCCGCGATACTGGCTGACTGGTTTCTGGTGATGGAAGACGGGCAGCAGGATATTTATACCGCTGCTGTAAGTCGGGATCAGGCCCGTATCGTGTTTGATGATGCCCGTCAGATGTGTGTATTGTCGAAACCACTGAAAAAACGGGTACAGATACAGCAGCATAAAGTCATTAATCCGAAGCGTAACAGCCTGTTAAAGCCGCTGGCAGCAAAGGCCGCCACTATTGAGGGCACCAACCCGAGCCTGGCGATTGTCGATGAGTACCATCTGCACCCTGATAATGCCGTCTATTCTGCACTTGAGTTAGGAATGGGCGCCCGTCCGGAGGGAATACTGTTTGCCATTACCACCGCCGGCAGCAGCGTTATTTCTGCCTGTAAACAGCATTATGATTACTGCTGCCAGATCCTCGCCGGAGAGGAACAGAATGATTCCCTGTTTGCCCTGATTTATGAGCTGGACGATGAAAAAGAAATCGACGATGAACGGCTCTGGATTAAAGCCAATCCCAACCTGAACGTGTCTGTAGACGGTGATGCGTTGTACGACACGATACAGAAAGCCCGTGGTATCCCCTCGCAGTGGACGGAAATGTTAACCAAACGCTTTAACATCTGGTGCCAGGGGGAAACACCGTGGATGGGTGAGGGTGCATGGTCTTCCTGCTTACTGGATTATGAGGAAACCGACCTGCGCGGAATGGAGTGTTATGCGGGTATGGACTTATCATCTACTGGTGATATAACCAGCGTTTGTTATACTTTCCCGGTGGAGAATGAACTCTGGTTGCTGACCCGCCATTACATCCCGGAGGCGCTGCTACAGAGTCCTGCCAATAAGAACCGGGCCATTTACCGGCAGTGGGTAAAGCAGGGGTGGCTCAGGACAACGCCGGGCGACTGTATCGACTATGACCGTATCCGTGATGATATTCTGCGGGACAGCCAGCAGTTCAGTATCCGGTTAACCGGCTTTGATACGTGGAATGCGACCCACCTCAGAACACAGTTACAGGGTGCAGGGCTGGATGTGGAGCCGTTCCCGCAGACTTATAAGAAATTCAGCCCGGTATCCAAATCCGCTGAAGTGTTTGTGAATCGCAAAATCATCCGGCACAACGGTGATCCGGTGCTGACCTGGGCCATGTCCAATGTGGTGATGGAAACGGATGCGAACGCCAACATTAAGCCGAATAAAAAGAAATCAGCGAACAAGATAGACCCGGCCATTGCCTTTTTGATGAGTTTCGGGACGTGGCAGATTGAACATGAGGATTTTGCTTTCAGCCTGACCGGTGAACAGCAGGAGCGCCTCGATACATTTAACGGTATTTAACGGTGAAACTATGACAAGAGCTATTGATAATGATCCGCTGGTGACTATCCGCCTGAGCGGTATTCTGGGTAAAACATTTGGTACGGTTCATAAACGCTGCGTGGCATCCACACGGGAGGCAGTAAAAGCCCTGTGTGTGACGCTCCCGGGCTTTGAACTGTTTCTGAATAACAGCCGCCGGCGCGGTCTGACGTATGCCATATTTCAGGGAAAGCGAAACCTGAATAAAGAGGAACTGGAACTGGCGCAAGGGGCAGAGGAAATCCGGATTGTACCGGTGGTTATCGGCAGTAAACGCGCAGGCTCTCTTCAGACAATTTTTGGTGCAGTGCTGGTGGCTATCGGGGTTGTGCTGAGTTTTACCCCGGCAGCCGGGTTATCACCGATATTTTATAAGACGGGTGCAGTTATGATGCTGGGGGGCGTTATTCAGATGCTGTCACCACAGCCGGGCGGGCTTGCAATGAAAGACCAGGGGGAGAATAAGCCCTCGTATGCGTTCGGCGCACCGACCAATACCGTTTCACAGGGCTACCCTGTCCCCATAGGGTACGGAAAACGCCGTATCGGTGGTGCCATTATCTCGGCCGGAATCTACGTTGAGGACGCAATGTGAGCACAAAACCACAGTTATGGCCAACGGGTGAGCAATTCACCCGTGAGGTAATTATTCAGACAAATACCGATCCGGTGCCGGTTATGATCACTTATACGGTGCCACCCTTTGAGGCTGTAGTCGAAGCCTGGCAGAATACGGACCCGACAAAAAGCTATCCGCAGTTGCGCCAGTTTATTATCGGCTGGGATTTACAGGAAACGCTGACAGATGATGTGCTGATTTCGTTTCTTGTCACATACAGCGGGACATACAAAGTGATAATGGATGGCTGGTGTGAACATATGAAAGATACACTGGCCGCTAATCAATCTCTGTTTTCAAGTACGCCCGTATCGGTTAACTGATGCGGGTAAACTCACCCTCAATATAATCACCGCCGACATCCTGATATTTTGTGATCCGGCATTCCCCCGGCAATCCGTAACGGCTCACCACACAGCGTACACCGGGGGATTGTGCAGAAGACTGGTGTTTGTTCTGGCGGGTTTCAAAACTGGGTGTTTTCTCAATAAGTCCGTCTGTTACCATGCTTTCCAGCGTCCGACGCACAGATTCAATGATACTTTTTTTACTGAATGGCTCTGTTCCGTGGAGCATATAAGTAACGCCGGACACATCAAAAGGCGGCGCACCAATCTCAGTTGTTACCCACTCCAGACTATCTTTATCAAACAGCGCCAGTATCTCTTTCTTTCTCTTGGTCAGTCTCATTACGCAGGTTCCTTATTGTGGGATACATCTATCCTACAATAAGATAGGGCAGAATACAGGTTCTGACTGCAAATGTAATGCGCCTGAGTCAATGGCAACGGCGTGAATGCTGGTGTTCTAGTGTTATCGGATGGTGTGGATCATAATGTGGGGTACGCGGTGGGGTACATATAACAAAAAAACCTTTCCCGGAATACAGAAAAGGCTTTTCAATTCAAAGCATTATACGTTATGAATCAATTCATGCCGTATTTTTTCAGTTTTTTACGCAGTGTACCGCGGTTGATACCCATCATCAGAGCAGCGCGGGTCTGGTTACCACGGGTGTATTGCATAACCATGTCCAACAGTGGCTGTTCAACTTCAGCCAGTACCAGCTCATACAGTTCATTAACATCCTGACCGTTTAATTGAGCAAAATAGTTCTTCAGTGCCTGCTTAACTGAATCACGTAACGGTTTCTGTGTTACCTGATCTTGTGAATTTACAGTAGCGACGGTTAGTACGTCAGAATTTACGCGTTGTTCGAACAT